TGCTGGAGCGCCGCGCCGCGCGCCGGGAGCTTGTCACCTACGCATCACGGGTGCCAGTGCCGGGCTCGCCGCTGGAAGACGCCGACGAGGGCGCCCGAATCCCGCTGATCGAGAGCCAGCAGGCTGACCACCACCGGTTGATCCTGGCCGAGATGCAGCGCTGCATGGAGACGCCGCACGGGCGCTTGATGATCATGGCGCCGCCCGGGTCGGCCAAGAGCACATACGCCACGGTGGTCGCACCGTCTTGGTACTTGGGGCGGCAGCCTGACCGGCGCGTGATCCTGGCCAGCTACGGCGGCGACCTGGCGCGCAGGCATGGCCGGCGCACGCGCCAGCTGCTGCGCTCCGCTGAGTCGTCGGGCATCCTGCAGACGACCATCGCCGACGACAGCCGGGCCGCCGACGAGTTCGCGCTGACCAACGGCAGCGAGTACATCGCCTGCGGGATCATGGCCGGCGTGACCGGCAACCGCGCGCACGGCATCGTGATCGACGACCCGATCAAGGGGCGCGAGGCTGCCGACAGCCAGATCATCCGCGACCGCACCTTTGCCGCCTACGAAGACGACCTGCTGACGCGGCTGATTCCTGGCGGGTGGGTGGTGATCATCCAGACCCGATGGCATGAAGACGACATCGCCGGGCGTATCCTGCCCAGCACTTGGGCCGGCGAGTCGGGCGACATCTTGTGTCGGGACGGCAACATCTGGCGCGTGCTGTGCCTGCAGGCCGAATGCCAGACGGCGAGCGACCCTATCGGGCGCGCGGTGGGCGACATGCTGTGGCCGCAGTGGTTCGACCGCAGGCATTGGGAACAGTTCAGGCTGAACCGGCGCACATGGTCTAGTCTGTACCAGCAGCGGCCCGCGCCTGACGAGGGCATCCTATTTCGGCGCGACGACATGGCGACCTACGAGACGGCGCCGCCGAACCTGCGCATCATCGGCGCGAGCGACTACGCTGTGACGCCGGACGGTGGCGACTGGACCGAGCACGGGGTGGCCGGGCTGTCTGAGGATGGTGGCATCTACCTGCTGGACTGGTGGCGCGGCCAGGTCGGGCCAGAAATCTGGATTGAGCGACAGATCGACATGGTGGCCCGGTGGGGCCCGCTGGCGTGGTTCGGCGAGGCCGGGCCGATCCGCCGAGCGACCGAGGGCACGCTGCGCCGCCGGATGGCCGAGCGTGAGGCGCCTTGCCGGCTTGAGTGGATGCCGTCCATCACGGACAAGCCCACCCGGGCGCAGCCGATCATCGCGGCAGCAGGGATGGGCCGGCTGTTCTGGCCCCGGGCGGCCTGGGTGCCCGAACTGCAGCGCCAGACGCTGGTGTTCCCGGCTGGCCAGCCTGATGACGGCGTTGATACGCTGGGCCTGTTGGGGCGCGGGGCCGAGACGCTGGGCAAACTGCGCAAGCCGGTCAACGTCGAGCCGGTGCGGATGGTCAGCCACTTCGCCCGCCGATAGAATCGGCCCACCACGACCGGCCAAGCGCCGGCCCGCTGTGAAATTGAGCCGCCAGCAGCTCGCCTACCCTTCGACGGGAAGACGACATGGCGCGCACCAAAGCTGAACGACTCGCAGACATCCACATGGAAGCGCTGCGCGAGTTCGACACGATCCAGAAGACCCAGGGCCCCGAGCGGCTGCAGTGCCTGGAGGATCGGCGCTTCTACTCCATCGCCGGGGCTCAGTGGGAAGGCGCGCTGGGCGACCAGTTCGACCGCCGCCCGCGCTTCGAGTTCAACCATGTGCACCTGGCCGTGATCCGGGTGGTCAACGAGTACCGCAACAACCGGATTACCGTTGACTTCCAGACGCCGGACGGCGAGGAAGACGAAATGGCCGACACCTGCGACGGCCTGCACCGGGCCGACGAGAAGCGCAGCACGGCAAACGAGGCATACGACAACGCTTTCGAGGAAGGCACGGCCGGGGGCTTTGGCGCGTGGCGTTTGCGGGCCTGCTACGAGGATGATGAGGACGACGAGAACGAGCGCCAGCGGGTCGAGATTGAGCCCATCTTCGACGCTGACACTTGCGTTTTCTTCGACCTGGGCGCCAAGCGTCAGGACAAGGCCGACGCGAAGCGCTGCTACGTGCTTACGCCGTACCCCATTGACGAGTACAAGACCACGTTTGCCGATGTGCCGGCATCATGGCCGAAGGAACTGCAAACCCAGTACGATTGGGTGACCGCCGATGTGGTGTGGGTCTGCGAGCTGTACCGCGTCGAAGAAGCCAAGCAGCTGGTGCACTGGTTCAAGGGCCTGGATGATGCCGAGATGCGCGTCGAACAGGAGGAATTGGACGCTGACCCCGAGATGCTGGACCAGCTATCGGTGGCTGGCTTCCGCAAGGTGCGCGAGAAGAAGGTCGGCAAGCGGGTAGTACACAAGTACCTGTTGAGCGGCGGTGGCGTGCTCAAGGATGAAGGGATCATTGCCGGCCGGCACATCCCAATCATTCCGTTCTATGGCAAGCGCTGGGTGGTCGATGGCGTAGAGCGCTGCATGGGCCATGTGCGTCTGGCCAAAGACGCGCAGCGGCTGTCGAACATGCTGATGAGCTGGCTGGCCGAGATGGCGGCACGCTTCGACATCGAGAAGCCCATTCTCACGCCTGAGCAGATCGCCGGGCACGCCACGCAGTGGGCGAACGACAACGTGGAGAAGTACCCCTACCTCCTGATCAACGCGATCACCGACCCCAACGGGCAACAGGTGGCAGCGGGCCCGGTTGGCTACACAAAGGCGCCGAACGTCCCGCCCGCGATGGCCGCTCTCACGCAGCTCGCACAGCAAGCACTGCAGGACTTGCTTGGGAACCAGCAGGCCGGCGAACAGATGCAACCGAACATGAGCGGCAAGGCGGTGGAGTTGATCCAACAGCGCCTTGACATGCAGGTTTTCATCTACATGAGCAACTTTGCCAAGGCCATGAAGCGCAGCGGCGAGGTGTGGCTGTCGATGATGAAGGACATCGCCAGCGAGCCCAGTCGAAAGATGAAGACGCTGGCCCAGGACGGCGCCATCGGCAGCGTGACGCTGAACGAGCCGGCCTATGACCCGGAGAGCGCTAGCGAGGTGATCCGCAACGACATCACCAAGGCCGCGTTCGAGGTTGATGTGGATGTGGGCCCGAGTTCGAGCAGCCAGCGCGCGGGAACCGTGCGGGCGCTCACTGGCATCGTCAGCATCACCGACGATCCGCAGACCAAGCAGGCGCTCACGCTGGCGACGATTGCCAACCTCGAAGGCGAGGGCCTGGGCGATCTGCGCGATTGGGCGCGGTCGAAGGCCATCCGAATGGGGCTGATCAAGCCGACCGACGCCGAGAAGGAAGAGCTGGCCCAGGAGCAGGCCGGCGCCAAGCCAGACCCGCAGGCCGCCTACCTCGAAGCCGCAGCCGCTGAAGCCGGCGCCAAGGCAGTCAAGGCGCAGGCCGATACGGTCAAAACCCTGGCCGACGCCGAGAAGTCGCGCGCCGACACCACTGCCACGCTGGCCGGCATCAGCCAGACCGACCGACAGCAGGCCATCGACGCTGCGCGGGCCTTCCAGCGGGCTGCGCTTCCCCCGCCTGGTCAGCCTGGATTCTGAGGAACTGAACGCAAACGCCTTGAGCATTCAAGGAATTTGAATACAATCAGGCCCAACGGCACCCCCTGGGCCTCTCCGGGGAGACGAAAGGCAACAGATGGCACTGGACACCGACGAGCAGCACGACGACACCGCCGTGATTGAGCAGGCGACCGACGAGCAGCAGGGCGACCCGCTGCAAGAAGGCGCAGCCGTTGCCGTTGAAGGCGATGGCGACACGCCCGCCGACCAGGTTGCCGAGCCGGCTGATGAAGTCGTCATCACGCTTGGCGACGAGCCGGCCGATGCCGACGAGGAAGACGCCAAGAACCCGGTGATTCGGGACATCCGCAAGGCTCAGCGGGACGCCGTGCGCGCACTGCGCCAGGCCGAGCGCGAGAAGGCGGCTTTGGCCGATGAAGTGGCCCGGCTCAAGGGCGGCGGCCAGCAAGAGACGGCGCTCGGGCCCCGCCCGAAGCTGTCCGATCCTGCCATCGACTTCGACGAGGACAAGCTCGATTCGGCGCTGACCGACTGGCACGCCAAGAAGCAGGCCGATGACGCGCGCAAAGCGCAGCAAGCCGACCAGGCCCGCAAGTCGCAAGAAGCCTGGGACGCCCGCCGCAACACCTACGAGACCGCCAAGAAGGCGCTCAAGGTGCCCGACTTCGAGGACGCCGAAGACAGCGTGCGCGAGTCCCTGTCTGTCGTGCAGCAGGGCGTGATCCTGAACGGGTGCGAGTCGCCCGAGCTGATGGTCTACGCCCTTGGCAAGAACCCCAAGAAGGCCAAGGAACTGGCCGCCATCGCTGACCCGGTGAAGTTCGCTTTCGCCGTGGCCAAGTTGGAGACGCAATTGAAAGTCGCCCCCCGCAAGACTGCCCCCGCCCCTGAATCCGTTGTGCGCTCGGGCATGCCTGGCGCCGTGGCTGTGGGTGGCGCGCAGCTGGCCAAGCTGCAGGCCGATGCCCAGCGCACTGGCGACTACTCCGAATACTTCGCTGCCAAGCGTCGGCTGAAGCCGAAAGACTGAGCAGCCCCGGATTCGCCCACCTCACGGGCAGACTGAATCGAGTGGCCACCGTCCAGCCCTGATGGATGAGTTGAAGCAAGCACCCCAACTCATTTTCCAAGGATTTCCATCATGGCAAACGCACTCGCCAAAGACCTCGAACTGATGTTCGAGAACGTGATCGAAGGCTTCGACGCTGCCTGCGTCGTCAGCCAGGCTGCAACCACCAGCTACCCCGACGCCACCGCCATGCAGCGGGCCGGCGACACCTTCTACAAGAAGCAGTCCACCCAGGCCGCCACGGTCTCGGGCCTGGATGTGTCGGGTTCGACCCGCGCCGATGTGATCGACCGCTTCGTTCCGGCCGTCTACAGCTCGCCTCAGAACGTGATCTATGAACTGGACGCCAAGGAACTGCGCGACACCCAGAACATGATCAACATGGGCAAGGCCGCCGCGATCTCGCTGGCCGCCGAAGTGGAGACCACGCTCTATGCCAAGGTGGCCGCCCAGGCTTCCATCTTCGTCAAGAAGGTGGGCGCCATCACCTGGGACGACGGCAGCCTGGCCGAGGCCCTGATGATCTCGCGCGGCATCACCAACCCCGACCGCAAGCTGTTCCTGAACCCGTTCGACTACCAGACCATCGCCAAGGACTTGGGAAACCGCGCCTACCTGGGCGACCGCTCGAAGGATGCCTACGAACGCTCGCGTGTGCCCGACCTGGCCTCGTTCGCCACCTTCCGCACCGACCAGATCGCCAACGTGACGACTAACGGCACGGTGACGGGCACCACGGTGAACGCGAACACATCGCACACCGTGACCGCAATGACGGGCGACCTGCCGACCGACAACCGCTCGGGCACGCTGGTGGTCGCTGGCGCCAACATCGCCAACACCGTGGCCGGTGCGGCGTTCACCATCGCGGGTGTGAACGCGGTGCACGCGATCAGCAAGACCGACACGGGCCAGCTGCAGACCTTCCGCATCCTCAGCGGCCAAGGCACTGCCAACCTGGTGATTTCTCCGAAGATCATCATCAGCGGCCCGTACCAGAACGTGACCGCGCAGGCTGCTGCCGGCGCTGCCATCACGTTCCTGAACAACGCCACCAAGCC